AGACGAACTAGACGACATGATGGGTGACGACGAAGCCGAAGCACCAGAAGGTGAAGAGGAAGAAGTCGAAGACCGAGTAGATGATCTAGAAACCGCAATCGAAGAACTTAAAGCACAGTTTGATGAACTCATGGGTGCAGAAGATACAGGCGACGAAATGGACGCAGGTGATGAAATGGGCATGGACGATGAAATGGCCATGGAATTACCAGCAGAAGAAGAGTCAATTGCATTTGAAGCCAAAGACGACGATGAAGAAAACGTTGACGAGGCAAAAGCCGATGATGATGACGATGCTGATGAGTTGGACGAGGCTGCAGATTTAAAGGCTGTTGGCAATGCAAAGATGGGTGATGATGGCGACGCTGGTGCAAAAAGCACAATTACAGGCGGAAACCTCAAGAAATCCGATCAAGGTGTCAAAGTTCCAAATATTGCAGGCGGCGATGAGAAAGGTCGTTCAGCAGACAAACCTGCCGAAGGCATGACAACAAATCAAGATGCTAAACTTTCAGCCGGACCAAAGGCAGAAAGTGGCGATAAGTCTGATAAAGGCGCAAAATCAATGGTAGGCGCTGGTAAAGACTTAAGGAAATAATGAGTAATGATTAAACCTTTATATGAACGTTTAACATTTGACCAGGCACAAGCAACTGTCGAGTCGCGTGACCGCGACGACGGTACAGGTAAAGACCTTTATATGAAAGGTATCTTTATCCAGGGTGGTGTTAAGAACCAAAACGAACGGGTATATCCTGTAAACGAAATAACCTCTGCGGTTGATTCAATCATGGAGCGTTTACGTGAAGGACAGACTGTTCTTGGTGAAGCAGATCATCCAGAAGAACTGACAGTTAACTTGGACAGGGTTAGTCACATCATTCAAGAAATGTGGATGGATGGACCTAATGGATACGGTAAACTTAAAGTAGTTCCAACTCCAATGGGTAACATTGTATCGACATTGCTTGAAAGTGGTGCAAAATTAGGCGTATCCTCTAGAGGCAGCGGTAACGTAAACGAAGGCGGAGAAGTATCCGAATTTGAAATTGTTACTGTTGATATAGTAGCTCAACCAAGTGCCCCAAAAGCATATCCAAAAACTGTTTATGAAAGTCTTTGGAATTATGGCAAGGGACAGAACATTTACAACCTAGCAGAAGCAATGGTGCATGACAAAAAAGCTCAAAAATATTTACAAGAGGGTATTGTAAAATTTCTTGAGGAATTAAGAAAAGGAAGTAATTAGGAGAAACACATGGCCGAAGCACTCAAAGAATTACTAGAGAGCGATCTCCTAGACGAAAATACAAAAGCCAGTATTCAAGAAGCATGGGAAAGTAACATAGCAGAGGCGAAAGAAGCAATTGCTTCAGAACTTCGCGAAGAGTTTGCCAATCGCTATGACAGTGACAAGGCACAACTTGTCGAGGCTATGGACAACATGCTTAATGATACTATTAAGGCCGAAATTTCAGAGTTCAATGAAGAACGCAAAGGTCTACTACAGGCCCGAGTTGATTATAAGAATGCAGTAAAAATACATACTGAGGCTTTAAATCAATTTGTAATGGATTCACTTAAGGGTGAAATCAACGAACTCAGAGAAGATCGCAACCAACAATTTAGTAACTTTAACAAATTGGAAGGTTTTGTACTAAAGCAACTCGCAGGCGAGATTGCTGAATTCAACGATGATAAGAAGTCACTCGCTGAAGCAAAAGTTAAATTAATTACAGAAGGTCGCGCAAAACTAAATGAAGCGAAAGCCAAGTTTATTAAACGTAGTGCAAAAACTGTGGAAGCAGTTATTGAAAAAGTACTACGTAGCGAAATGACGCAATTAAGAGAAGATATTAAGTCCGCACGTGAAAACAACTTCGGACGTAAGATTTTCGAATCATTTGCCGCAGAGTATATGACATCATATCTCGCAGAAGGTACAGAAATCCGAAAACTCAATTTAAATATTGAGGAACAACAAAAATCAATCAATACGCTAACTGAAGCAAAAGAAAACGCAGAAATTGCCGGAAGGAAACTTCGAGGCAAAATCAACCGTGACAAAGTCATGGGTGAACTGCTAGGCCCTCTAGCAAAAGCAAAGCGTGAGATTATGGAAGAATTACTTGAAAGCGTTCAGACAAAGAATCTTAAAGGTAGTTTCCAAAAATACTTACCAGCAGTTTTGAATGAAACCGCTGTTAAGAACGAAACTTCGAAGAAGGCTACGCTCACTGAAAGAACTGGTGATAAAGTAGTAGCAAAATCAGAAGAAACCTCTAGAGATGGTACAGCGCAGGTTGTTCATCTTAAGAAATTAGCAGGTATTAATTAAGGAGAGAACAATGGCAGAAAACCTTATGGAAAATGCAAACTGGGGTGCCACTAAAGAGGCTCTTCTAGAAGGACTAGAAGGCCAGCGTAAGCAGACAATGAATGTGATTTTAGAGAATACTAAGTCACATCTCACAGAAGCGGCAACTGCTGGTGCTACTGCTTCAGGCAACGTAGCAACCTTGAACAAGGTCATCTTACCAGTAATTAGACGTGTAATGCCAACAGTAATCGCTAACGAGATTGTTGGGGTTCAGCCTATGACTGGTCCAGTTGGACAAATTCACACATTACGTGTACGTTACGCAGACACTTTTAATAGTGCCGGTGGCGTAGACACCGCGGCAGGCGAAGAGGCATTAAGCCCATTCAAGATTGCCGCAGGCTATTCAGGATCGGCCGCTGACGATAAGGCAGCAGGTACAGCCGCTCTTGAAGGTAACGCGGGTAACCGTTTATCAATTCAGATCGTAAAAGAAACAGTAGAAGCGAAGTCACGCAAAATGTCCGCACGTTGGACTTTTGAGGCAGCGCAGGATGCTCAAGCAATGCACGGCATTGATGTTGAAGCAGAAATTCTTGCCGCACTAGCACAAGAAATTACTACTGAAATCGATCAGGAAATTCTATCATCTTTGCGTTCACTTGCAGGCGCAGATGTAACTTACACACAGGGTAGTGTAACAGGTACACCAACATACGTAGGTGACCGTCACGCCGCTCTTGCAATTCTAATGAATCAGCAGGCTAACCTAGTAGCGGCTCGCACAAGACGCGGCGCGGCTAACTGGGCAGTTGTTCCACCAAATGGACTAACAGTTCTACAAAGTGCAACAACTTCAGCATTTGCTCGTACAACAGAAGGCACATTCGAAGCACCAACAAACGTTAAGTTTGTAGGTACATTGAATGGTACAATGCGTGTTTATGTTGATACATATTACACAGAAGACGGTTCGTCAGCAGACATCTTAATGGGCTATAAAGGCTCAACAGAGACAGATGCGGCGGCATTCTATTGCCCATACGTACCACTAATGAGTAGTGGTGTCGTAATGGATCCAGCAACATTCGAGCCAGTCGTGTCATTTATGTCACGTTATGGTTACAAAGAGTTAACTAATACAGCGAACTCCTTTGGTAACGCAGGCGACTATGTATCTGGTATTGCACTAGCAGGTCTTGCATTCGTATAAAACATTACGCATGTTTATAGTTTAGAAGCCCGGGTTTACCCGGGCTTCTTTTATGAGCGTTCACCTTCCTTAATAGATAAATATAATTAAAGCATCATGTTAAGGTGAAATGAATGGCACAAAGTTCAATTAGAAATTTAAATATTGATGGAAATTTAGTTATTTCCGGCAGTACCACACAGTTAGATGTGAATACAATTGTTGTTGATGATAATAATATTACTATTAATGACGTTACAACACCGACTGATGCAAATGCTAATCAGGGTGGATTAACATTAAAAGGCTCAACCGATAAAACAATTAACTGGGTTGATGCAAATGATGCATGGACATTAAGTGAGCATTTAGATATAGCAGATACTAAAGAGTATCGAATTAATAATGTTTCAGTATTAAATGCAACTACACTTGGTAGTTCTGTTATTAATAGTAGTTTAACAAACCTTGGAACATTAACTGGATTAACGGTTGATAATATCCGCCTCGCTGGTTCAGGTATTGGAATATTAACCGATTTAGATTTAATTACTCTAGGAAACACTACTGTTACAGTAGCAGGCGCCGTTTATGCTACAACATTTCACGGTAATGGTAATGCACTTACAAATTTAAACACTTCATCATTTGTAGCACCAGGAAGTAATAGCAATATAATTATAAATTCATCTGGTGCATTGGGTGCAATATCTACAGTTCCTTTGGCTCAAGGTGGCACAGGTGGCACAGATGCCGCAACAGCAAGAACTAGTTTAGGCGTAACAGCAACAGGTGCTGATACTGCTTACAATTTAAAATCAAACAATTTAAGCGATGTACCAGGTATTTCAACAGCAAGAACTAATTTAGGATTAGGTACTGGCGATTCACCAACCTTTGGTCATGCGGGCGGCCACGGTGCTGTTACAGTTGAATCATTCCCGGTTGGCGCCACACTTAAAACGGCTGGTCTTTTGCAACGAAGTATTCCACCAGCAGCCGGCACAGGCCATAGATTTTTTACTGGTATTGGTGATGGAATTGGTAGTTTTACTATTTCACATAAAGTCACTAGTGATGCAGGCGTTGATTCAGGAACTGCTTCTGTTTATTTCTGGACAAGAGACACTGGTAAAAAAGTTTATGTAGGTGGTACTTATCCTTCTTCAACAACAACTAATGCTTATATTAATGGTTTAGCATATCCAACAGCAGATGGTTCTAATGGTCAAGTTATAACTACAGATGGTAATAGCGTATTAAGTTTTACAAGTGTTTCAGGAATTGGCGCATTGCTTGCGTCAAATAATTTAAGTGATGTATCAAGTGCCGCAACGTCGAGAACTAATTTAGGATTAGGTACAGCGGCAACGCAAAATTCAGGCGTGTTTGCTCAAGTGGCTAATAATTTAAGTGATGTTACAGCCGCAACAGCAAGAACTAATTTAGGTATTACAGCAACAGGCGCAGATACTGCTTATGCATTTAGAGCAAATAATTTAAGTGATGTTACAGCCGCAACAGCAAGAACTAATTTAGGTATTACAGCAACAGGCGCAGATACTGCTTATGCATTTAGAGCAAATAATTTAAGTGACTTAGCAAATGCCGCCACATCAAGAACTAATTTAGGTTTAGGTACAATTGCTACACAAGCCGCAAATGCTGTTGATATTGATGGCGGCGCAATTGATGGCGCAACAATTGGCGCTAACTTAGCACAACCTGCAACAGTTACAACATTTACTTCAACTGGTATTGATGATAATGCTTCTTCAACTGCAATGACAATTGCTTCTAATCAAGATACAACGTTCGCGCAAGGCATTAAA